AATATAAAATACTTTTACTATATTTGTCATATATATATTAGTAACCGACATTAAATTGTCACAAAATAAATAAAAATGAAAACAGGAAACATACATATGAGTTCGATTAATATTTGGAGACGTAATTCTCCAGGAGGTTCGGGTATGTCTAATACTGTACAAGGTGTGATTTAATCATTTCTTATATAAAGGCAAAAGCTCGAATCGAAAGGTTCGAGCTTTTTAGTTTAAAACGTTTTTATTATGGGCGAATTAGTTAGAAGTTTAGGTAGTGAAAAGTTAAATGATTTTAAAAAGGACTTTGATTTGATAGTGGATAAGTATAGAATGATTGCCGATGCCACTGGATATAAAGGAGAATTAAGATTTAAAAAAGAAAATGGTAAAATGGTTGTATTTGTCAAATTAGATTAAACATGGTGTACGTATTATAACGGTTAGTAAGCTAGATTGTGAGTCTAGAGAATGCCAGTTCGACTCTGGTCGTACACCCGCTAGACAATGTGCTTATAGCTTAAATGCGCAAAGCTTCCCGACTAGGGGAAAGATATCGGTTCGAATCCGATTAGGTACACAAAGGTAATACCACCTAAAAGGTAATATGGTTGTGGTCTGGATGACCCGCACCCCGTTAAAAAGGGTGAACGCATGTTCGGTTAGGGTTCGAGACCCTTTCACAGCCCAAAAGAAATTGTTCATTGACATGATGGTTTACATACACAGGTATCATATAATGGTAATATGACGCCTATTAAACACTGGTTAGGTTATGGTAACCAAACACTCTCCAAAAGTGTAGGATAGAGTTCGATTCTCTAAACCAGTGCGAATAAGTATAATGCTACAACTTCGCAGTTTACTATATTTTATTATATTTATAATAAAATTATAATATGAAAATATGTGACTTAAGTAAAATTGAAATGATTGAGTTGATTGAAGATTCTAAATCAATAAGTGATGCATTAAAAAAATTAAATGTTAATTCTCGTGGTTCTGGTGCGTATAAAACATTTAGAAATCACTGTGAAAGATTGGAAATAAATTTATATGAAATAAAATTTAAATTTATAAAAATGGATAATAACCAGGGTGTTAAACGCACATTAGATGAAATTTTAGTGGTGGATTCTACATATCAAAATATATCTAGGTTAAAAATTAGATTAATTAGTGAAAATATATTAAAATATAGGTGTGTTAAGTGTAATAATAATGGAAAATGGATTGGTAATAAATTAATATTACAATTAGACCACATTAATGGTATTAATAATGACCACAGAATAGAAAATTTAAGATTTTTATGTCCAAATTGTCATAGTCAAACTAAAACTTTTGGTGGTCTTAATCAAAAAAGAAGTAATAAAAATAATTAAAACTAATAATTTGGAGGGGCAAGCCAATTGGTGGTGGCCACAGTTTTGAAAACTGTTCGGAGTAACCAGTCTCGTAGGGGTTCGACTCCCCTTCCCTCCGCCAAAATTCCTAAGTAGCTCAGTTGGTTTAGAGCAGGGTGCTGTTAACACCAAGGTCACAGGTTCGAATCCTGTCTTAGGAGCAAATAGTAGGTACCGCTGAGGTGGCAAACTGGGCTGGAATCCCAGGGGTACGTTAATTTGTATGAGTTTCGACTACTCTATCTACTGCAAAATTAATTGGAAGATAGGTAGATATGGTTTGCTGCGCTGGATTGCTAATCCAGTCTTCCCGAAAGGGAAGTGAGGGTTCGAATCCCTTGTCTTCCGCTTGACTTTTTTGTATTTCTTGTTATATTTGTAATAAAATGTAAATATGGCAAGAAAACAAAAAACGATACATTATCTATATAAAACTACATGTTTAGTTACAAATAGATATTAAAGAGCGTATTTAGTATTTTATGAGTGAACGGGACCAAAGTAACTTTGGTCCCACACCCAAGGGGTGTTAAAAATAATATATTGCGCTGTACCGAGCCACGCTGATAACGTGGATATTCGTAAGGGTGTTGAAAATGAGGTTTCAAAATCCTCCAGCGCAACAAATACAGGTATAGCTTAATGGTAGAGCGACCGTTTCGATACGGTAGGTAGAAGTTCTAGACGGTTCGATTCCTCTTGCTTGTTCAAAATAAATTTAATAAAAGTTGTATGATAGATAATTTTGTCGTATATTTGTAAAAGAAATCAATATGAAGAAAAAATTTGATATGTTATAGGTTAACTAAAACCTATAACAAAATGAGTAAAAAAAAAATTAGAAAGACCATTAATCGTGAGAGGTCTAAAAACGCCACGACTAATAAAGAGTACAAAGTATTATCATGGATAATCGACCCAGGTACAAAATGGGATGAAGATTATTGGATATGTTATCCAAGACGAAAGAGGGGAACTTCTAAGTACTGGAAAAAACAAATAAGCAATAATAGGCGCAGAGAATGTCGCAGTTGGAAGTATAACCGTAAAACACAATATAAAGATGGGAAAGGGTAAGACAAAAAGGTTAGAGACATATCATGCGGCAATTGCTAAAATGAAAGAGTTAGACATATCACTAGGTTGTGCAATGAGTTTATTAAAACATGGTTATGGTTTACCATGGTCGGATTCAAGCTCACCAACTGGAATGTCACAGAAATGTAGTTATGAAGCATATGGAACGTGTCAATATCCCTGTAACGGGGATTGTTAAAATTTTTTCGAGGTAGCTTAACGGTCAGAGCAGTTTTGTGGGGGTTCGATTCCCCCCCTCGATACAAACAAATAAAAATTAAAGTTATGAGTAAGAAAAAAGTACATATTTTAGTAGATGGTCAACATGATTACGTTGGTAAAACAAATAGTGAGAATACCAAACTTAAATATAGTAAAAATAGCAGTTGGTCTTCACATGTTAGAGGTACAAAGGTTGGTGAAATCTTAGATAACGGAAATGGTGTGAATATTAATTGTAATGACATTAATTTAGATTTGGATTATTCTGATTTTTTTGATTTATACACGTTATTAAAATTAAAAGTTGAAAGTAATAAAAAAGAATTTGGTAAAGTAAAATTTTTAAAAAATAGGTAATAAAGGTGTTAGGTATAAAGGCTGGTGAAGCAGTTGACACAAGGGTACACAGTTAGGATAAGCAATTAAGCTCAACTTCATATTGCTGTGTGAAGCGTTAATTTTATGTTGAAGATGTTTGAAATAACATTGGAGTATTATTAAAACCCAGATTCCCGATAAATTATACCACCTATATTTGGTCTTGTAGCTCAATTGGTTTAGAGCACTCCGCTCATAACGGAGAGGTTTTGGGTTCGAGTCCCAATGAGACCACTAAATAAAATGCCTCTATGGTGTAATGGACTAGCACATAATTCTTCTAAAATTAGAGTCCAAGTTCGAATCTTGGTAGGGGTACTGTAGACACGTTTTTGTACTTTTAACGTTTTTCTGGATATTTATATTGAAAGATATAGATATGGCGAGAAAAGAAAAAAAGTATCATTTTATATATAAGACCACAAACGTATTAAGTGGTCGTTACTATATAGGGATGCATAGTACATCAAATTTAGACGATGGTTATTTAGGTTCTGGTAACAGACTTAAATTAGCTGTTAGAAAACATGGTAAAGAGAATTTCATTAGAGAAATACTTGAATATTGTGAATCTAGAGAAGAATTAAAGAGACTAGAAGGAGAAGAATTAAAGAGACTAGAAGAGGAAGTGGTTAACCTTAATGAAATAGCTAAGGTTGATTGTATGAACTTGAAAGTTGGCGGTCAAGGTGGTTTTGTGAATGATAAACATAAGCGAAAGTTTATTGAATCAAGTAATGTTGCTAGAGATTTACATATTGAAAGGTTGAAGAATGATAAAGTTTATTATGATAAGTTTATAATTCAACAAAGGAATCATTTTAAAAAGTTAACTAAAGAAGGTAAACTTACGTATGGTAATTTTGAAGGTAGAAAACATTCTGAAGAAACTAAAGAGAAAATGAGAAAACCTAAAAATATGGGTTCAAATAATTCTCAATACGGTAAGTGTTGGATTACCAATGAGGTTGAGAGTAAAAAGATAATGAAAGGTGATTTAATTCCAGATGGTTGGAGATTAGGTCGTAAATGTTAAATATTTATTAAATTAGTGAAAATAATGTCCTAAAAAGTGGGGATTTTTTGTTTTATGTAGAGATTTATAGGTATAGGGGTAACTCTTATTTATAACAATAACATAAAACATCTGTAATGAATAAAAAATTAAAATTATTTATCAAAGAATTATCAAAATATGAAAAATTTATTAATATTTTATTAAAAATAATTAGTATTATAATTAATATTATATTTAAATAGTAAAACGGCAAGTATTTAATACTATTAAAAATTTAGGGTAGCCCTAAGGTATTAAGTTTAAAGGAAATAAGAGATTGCGCAAGGCTAGCAGAATGGATAGTCAAATTAGCTTGAATAGTTCAGTGGTAGAACGTCCCAAATCCCAGGGAAAAGAGAGTACTTTGTACGAAATAGCACAGGTTCGATTCCTGTTTTAAGCTCTAATACTTGTGTTGCAACGGATATTGATTTAGGTTCGAAACTAGGTTGATATTAAAATCAAGTGTTTTGGGATGTAGTGTAATTAGGATAACATGGCTCTTTCTTAGGAGCAGACTGCGAGTTCGAGCCTCGTCATCCCAACAAAATTAAATAATTCGACCAATAACATTAAATAATATGACTTATGAAAAAAGAATACATCCATTTATATAAGGCCGATGGTACAGAAAACAAAGGTCACTTTTGTTATGGTTGTGATGAATTTTTTCATGACTCAAATTATGCTGTTACAACACATAAGGGTTGTAAGGGTCAAAAGAGTTTAGGTATTTGTGTTGATAGTAGGGAGTTTGGTGAATTACACCCATATAACCTAGAAAATAAAAGTAAGTGGGAGTTAATTAGTATTATACAGACTCTCAGAAAATAAAAATTGATAAGTGGTGGAATAGGTAAAATGTTATACACATTGCGATACTTAGTGGAAAAGAACGTAGGCTCATATCCAACGTCAAGTGGGTTCGACCCCCACTATCGCTACTTAATTTATTTGGCTCCATGGTGTAATGGATTAGCACCTAACGCTACGAACGTTAAAGTCTCAGTTCGAATCTGGGTGGAGTTACTGTTAATAACTAAAAAAAGTTTTATGAGAATAATTAAAAGTTTTAAAGAACCACAAACTATTGTTATTTGTGGTTTAGATTATGATTACGGTTTTGAACCATCAGCACTAATTACAGATGACGAGTCTGGTTTTGGTATCAGGTCCAAAGGGGGTATAATCTTAGACGTATTCAGTTACGGGTTTGTCTATATTCTAACTAAGGATGAATTTTATGAATATTGTAAAAATAACCAACGTTATAGTGATAATGATAACATAGAGAATATGTTTATCGTATTGAACAATTTTGTTGGTGATGTTGGGGTGACGGCTGTAAACCATCAGGGTGACGAGAACGATGATTTTGAACTGGATGATTACATGCAACACCAATTTGACGATAATTTGAATCTATTAGTTGAGGTTCCATCTGGTTATGATGTAACACCAAGGAACTTCAAAAGTGCGTTAGCTTTAATAGAAAGTGAGGAAACTACCTATATAAAAGACAAATTTTTACTAAAAAAGACTATATTCTTTGTTGATGCTTATGGTAATTTTGATTTTGGTAGAACAGAATTAAGTATAGTTGATGATAACACAAAATATAATGAACATACAAATTATATAGGTTATGATGAATTAAATGAAGATGAAGATAATAATTTACGGGCCAAAGATGGTTATAACTTAATTGTACAAACATATAGTTATTCCAAACTAAATCATGGTGATTATATTGATATTGAGAAAACATTAAATGATTATAATAAATTAAAAACCACTTTTTAGTGGTTTTTTTTGTTTTATAAGTTTTTATTCACTATATTTGACCTATAAATGAAAATTATGTCAGAAGTTAAACAAGTTATAATAATTAGAAAAGATTTGGACATGAGTATCGGTAAACTTGCGGCCCAGGTCAGTCATGTTTCCATGTCATTTATATTAAAACAAATCATGGCACAGGGAAAACACAAAAATAATGTGAATATGTCCGATGATGCCCTTAACTGGTTAAAAACAGGTCATACTAAAGTTTGTCTGAAAATAGATAGTGAAGATAAGTTATTAAATTTAGTTAAAAAAGCGAAAGAAGCTGGACTTGAGGCTCACGTAATAATAGATAAGGGTAGAACGGAATTCAATGGTACCCCAACGATAACGTGTGCTGCAATAGGACCTAATAAATCGGTCGAAATAGATAAATTAACTAAACGTTTAAGATTATACTAATGAAATATACTGTTCAAGCTGTACTATTAAATAAAACTGGTCACGTATTAGGTGTTTCCAGAAAAAAAGACCATAATGATATGGGACTTCCAGGTGGAAAAGTGGATGATGATGATGAATCATTGGAATCCGCCATTATAAGGGAAGTTAAAGAGGAAACTGGGTTAGACGTAGACATGTCAACAGCCATACAAGTTTTCAGTATGCATCGAGATGGTTATATGGGGTACACTTACCTCATAAAGGATTGGAGTGGTGAAATATCAACCGATGAGCCTCATGTTGTTAAGTGGTGTATTTATCAGGACCTATATTTAGGTTCCTTTGGTAAATGGAATTTAATGGTTTTTGAATCATTGGAGAGTATGGGAGTAAATATTAACCTTTTTGGAAACGAATAATTATGGAAATTAAAGAAAAAATAAGTTTTGATAAATTTTTAGAAATTTCAAAACAATTAGATATTAGAGTTGGATTAATTATAGGTGCTGAGTGTATACCTAAAAGTTATGGGATTAAATTAACAGTTCAATTTGGTGATTTAGATGGTGAAGAGGTAACAAAAACAGCTTTCACTAATTTAGGTAAAACAAGTGAACCAGAATCTCTTATAGGTATTCAATGTCCATTCATAGTTAACCTTGAGCCAAGTGTTATAAAAGGTGTCACCAGTGAAGTTATGATTATGGTTGGTGAACATGAAGAATTTGGTTTACAAGTAAATCCAAACGCTTATATTTATGGTGCTAAATTAATGTAAGATATGAAAGCATATTTAGAAAAAATAGGTGGAGAGTGGTTGGATGACTTTGTTTATATGTCAGTTGAACCATTAAAACAGATGGGATTTACAATTATACCATTCGATGGTGATGATATGGAGAATACATTAACCAATAGAGTATTAAACTTAAGTGATGATATCGTAATAGGTTCTGTACAGGCCAGTACCGAGTTTTTTAAAGCTTGTGGTGTAAAAACACCAAAGTATCTAGGGTATCCAATGGAATTAAGTGAATACTTAGGTAGGGAGATTATAGAAACAACATTTGAGCATGTGGTATCAAAGGGTAAGTTCCCAATATTCATTAAACCTAGTGAAGGTGTTAAATTATTTACTGGTTGTGTAATTGAAAACAACTTAGGTTTTGATTTCTTGAGGGATTATTATAATGTTGAGGATGATACACCATTATATTGTAGTGAAATACTAGAATTTGTTTCAGAACATAGATGTTTCGTTCATGAGGGTGAATTGAAAGGTATTCAACACTACACAGGGGATTTTAAATTATTTCCAGATGTTAGTGTTATCGAGAATATGATAAAGGATTATGAATCAGCAAATTGTGCTTACACATTGGATGTGGGCATAACTAAGGAAGGTAAGACTTGTTTGGTTGAGGTTAATGACATGTGGGCCATTGGTTCTTATGGATTTAATTCTAAAACTTATGTGCTTATGTGTGTTAGAAGAATGAGAGAAATCCATAGACAACATAATGGTGAGAAAACCCCATTATGGAAACGATTAAAAAAATAAATTTATAAAAAAATATGAAAAATAATATAAGAAAAATTTTACGTGAGGATATCTCACATAATAGTTTAAATATTAAAATCACTCGCCCCTCTCAGATATTGATTATCATGAGAGGGGTACCGTAACCAGGTAGTGGGAAATCAACTAGAGCTAAAGAATTAGTGGGCGAGGGTATTATACACTCCACTGATGACCTTATTGAGGTTACTGGTGACTACAATGCCTATTTCAAAAGAATGGTTGAATCTGGAGATTGGTCCGAGCATGGTAAAATGCACCACAAGAACTTCCTTAATGCTAAGAAATCTATGTTAGAAGGTATAACCCCATGCGTAATCGATAATACGAACATTAAGGCTAACGAACCAAAGAAATATGTTAAAGCTGCTCTAGAAATGGGGTTTGCCGATAAAAACATTAGATTTGAGGATGTTGGTACTGGTGGGTTGTTAGCTGAAGGTCTAGCTGCTAGAAATACTCACAACGTGGGTTTAGAAACAATTAACGGTATGATAGCATCACACGGTGGTGTTGGTGAATTAACAATAAAAAAAGTTATGGAAAGTAAGGATAGAAATAGAAAAACAAAGTTTGCCTCATTGGTATTGGATGATAAGTCTAAATCAAAGTTGTTGGGTGCCGTTGGGCACTTGATACCAGAGGGTTGGAAAGTTTTCGCACACCACATGACCATTAACTTTGGTAAGGGTTTGCCTGATAACTTGCGTGGTGACTTAGGTTCCACCAAGAACATCAAGGCCGTTGCCGTTGGTTCAAGTGATATGGCTTTAGCTGTTCACGTTCAGGGTTATCATACGGATAACAAAATTGCACATATAACCATTGCGGTAAATGTAAATGCTGGTGGTAAGCCAGTAATGTCAAATGATATTACAGAGTACAAAGTACTTGAAAATTACATAGTTTTAAGTGGAATAATAACAGAGCAAATATTTAAATAGATGGAAAATAAAAGACACGAAGAGTTAAGTGATAAGATATTCAAAATGGGTTTTGGTCTACATGAAGAGGGTCAAGTTAGTGGTGATTACATTATAAATAGTATTGGTGATTTCATGATACTAATTAGTGGTTTAATTCACGACAAAGACGATGTAATGTTATTTGGTGAAATATGTGGTATGTTCTCCGCTAAAAAAATATTAGATGCCCAGATGTCATTTAGTCACCTAGCTCCAAAGGATGAGGGTGAATTAAGCGAACTATTAAATCAACTTAAAAATAAGATTGATGAAAAAATGTCGGAAGAAGATAATGATGATGATGATGATGATGATGAAAATAATGATGATTTAGGTACTAATTTGGGTGATAAATTAAAATAACAATTATGAATTGGGTAAGTGTGTTAGATAAATTACCAGCAATGGATATTGAAGATGGTGATTTTAAAAGTAGTCAAAAAGTTATAGCATTTTTTAGAAATGGTTCCGAATACTGGTGTGAATCCGTAACACTAAAACTTTACTATGAAGATGGTGAAGAACCAGAGTGGTATTTCGATTATGATGGTGAAAGGGTTATGGGTAATAAAATAACCCATTGGACACCACTAATTCTACCAAATTAATTATTAATAAAAAATGGAAATTATTTAGGTAGTTTCCATTTTTTTCATTATCTTTGTGTTAAATAAAAAAATTATGTTAAAAATAGTAAAATATATTAGAAAATATGGGTTAGATAAAGCAATATCTGATTTTAAATTAATATGTAAAGACGATGGTGAGCGAATATTATTAAAATATAACCAAATCGAATCTAATATGGGGATTCCAGAAGTACAAGAATGTAGGGGTCTTATATTAGAGAAAAAAACATTAAGGGTTTTATGTTTACCCTTTTTTAAATTCTTCAACAGTGCTGAGGGTTATGCTGCCAAAATAGATTGGTCTACTGCGCATATATTGGAGAAGTTGGACGGCTCCTTAATAACATTATATTCATATAATAATAAATGGTTTGCTGCCACAAGTGGTATGATACAAGGAGAAGGTGAAGTTAATAACAAGTTAGGTTCGACTTTTCACTCACTGTTCATGGATATTATGGAAACTAAGTATAACTTTGATTTAAATACATTAAATAAAGATTATAACTTTGTTTTCGAATTAACAACACCTTATAATATAGTTGTGAAACCACACGCTATATCTTCAATTACTCTATTAACTGTCAGAAATGTTAAAACCTTACAAGAAATATCATATGATGAGTTGATTCAATTGGGTCATTTGATTGGATTACCAGTGGTTAAATCATATGATTTAAACGTTACTGATAGTGGTGCCTTAATTAGGACCCTAGAGGGTATGCCATGGACCGATGAGGGTTATGTTGTAGTTGATGGCTACCATAATAGGATTAAAATTAAAAACCCAGCTTACCTGGCAGTTCACCATTTAAAATCAAAAACTGGTGAGCACAACATACTTGGGGTTGTTAAAACCAATGAGATAGATGAGTTCGGGGCAACATTTCCAGAAAGACTTGAAGAAATTAAAAAGCTAAAGGCTAATTATGATAAATTGATTAGTGACTTAAATTCGACTTGGGAAGAAATTAAAACATCTTTACCAAAGAATATAACTAAACAAGAACAAAAGAAATTTGCAATGAAAGTTTTCGAGATTTCAAAGAAAATGGGTGTTGCTGAGTTTAGTGGATTATTTTTCTCCCTTAAGGATAAAAAGGTTGAATCAGTTAGTGAATTTATGTTTAATTACGACAATAAAAAACTTTATAAAATATTATAATCATGGATAAAAGTATTACAGCAGAATGGGCCAGGAAAACCGCCAGTGAAATATTAGACAAACACGTCCTAAATCAGATAAAGGAATGTGAAATGTTAATAGTTTCTAAACTTAAAAGTAATCACCAAAATAAAAATAGCGTAAATATCTATATCAATTTAGATAACTTAACTATTAAGGAGTTGGCAAGTAGGGGTTTTGGGGTTAAAAAAAAATTACCATCTGACCCAAGAGAAAAGATTTATTATGAAATAAAATGGTAAGTATGTCCGAAATATTGCAGAATGAGTATTATTCGGCACTAGTTGTTTTGATATCTCAAATAATTTTTATATTTTTAAGAACTCTTAATGTAATATACACATCGGAACGAAGAATGCTCGCCTCAATTATAACTGGAAACGGTATTGGGCTTAGTTGGTTGGTATCTATGTCAATAGGTGCCAACTCAATTATGGAAGGGCAATTAATACCGATATTAGCATTTTTAATCGGGGGTACAGTAGGAACATATTTTGGAATAAGAAAAGAAAGTAAAAAATAGAACAAATGGGTGATAAAATAATGACAGTTGAGGAAATGTATAAATTAGAAAATTTTAGCGTAACAGATGCTGAAACTATTAGACAAATTTCGTTATTTTGTATTAGAAATAATGGACATAACGGATTAGCAGATAAAATTCACCCAATGTGTCATTATATGGCTTTATATCTAGAAATTATTGAAGTTTATAATATTGAACCAGAAAATAAAGAGTATTTTGTTGATATTGAAACGAGTGAATTTAATTATGATACATTCCCATTATATAACCCAGATATGGCTGATAAAATAACGGAAAGAGGTATCGAAATCCTAGAATTTTTAAAAATCAAAATAAAAAATATATGAAAAAAATAGTAGTTATCGGTGGTGGAACATTTTCACCAGTTAGAAATCATTTATCACTATGCGCACCAGCTTTTGGTACAACGGCTAGGGTTATGTCGAAATACTTAACCAGTATGTCGGATTCAAATAAGTATGAGGTTATTACACATTATACGAAGATGGCCTTTAAAAAATCAAAATTGGTTACCAATGAGGATGTTGAATTACTTATTGATAATTTAATATTAGATGAAAACGTAAAAACAATTGTTTTAAACGTTGCATTCTGTGACTACAATGTAATTGACGATGAAGCTGGATTCCATGGTGAACGTCTAAAAACATCCGATGGTGATATTACACTTACTTTAACACCATCTAAGAAGATTATAGACAAGATTAGACTTACTAGACCAGACATATTCTTAATTGGCTTTAAAACGACTACAAATGCATCTGATGAGGACCAGTTTTTAACTGGTTTAAAGATGATGAAGCGCAGTAAGTGTAATTTGGTTCTAGCTAACGATACTGTGACTAGGAAAAACATAATCATAACACCAGAAGAATCTAAATATGTATATAAATCAAGAGGTAAAACTCTAAAAGAATTAAGTAGGATAATACTTGATAGACATGATTTAACCTATAATAGAACTGAATTGGTTAATATTAAAAACGTTATAGTTGATAAGAGTGCACCACAAACATTTAAAGAAGTTTTAAAGTACTTGGTTGATAACAATGGTTTTATAGTAAATAATGGTAATGGGTTTACTCCAGGTCATTTCTGCTATAAAACATCGGATAAAAGTTTTATTTCTTCGCAAAGAAAAGTGAACCATAATGATGTTTTTATAAACGGTATGACAAACGTTGCGGTAAACGATAATGTATTCACCGCTTACGGAACTCATAAGCCATCAGTGGGTGCTAGGAGCCAATGGATGATGTTCGAGGATAATCCAGGTTATGATTGTATTATTCACACACATACACCGCTAAAAGAGGCTAGTGAGGTACCAGTGGCATCACAAAAGAAATTTCAATGCGGTAGTTTAGAATGTGGTATGAATACAGTAAATAATTTAGCAAATTTTGGGGATATAAAGGCTGTGTATTTAGATAAGCACGGATATAATTTAATGTTCAAATCTAGTTCTGATTCACAGGAAATTATAGATTTTATAAATGAAAATTTTGAACTTGGCATAAAAACCACATAAAATTTAAAATTATGAGAATATTAAAAATTGATAGTTTACCAAATGCAAAGCAATGGGTTGATAGAGACCACATAATGTTGCACGCTTGTTTTCAGATATTAAAAGATTGCGTTGAAAAAGAAAATGTTGATACCGATTGCAACTATGAAGCACACAAGGACTTTGTAGATGAAGTAAGATTACTTTACAAATGGTGGGTTAAACGCAAAAAAGATGATTCATTTGATAATGATGACGAAGATAATGAGATGCTTAATAGGTTGATGAAAATTAGATTAGCACTATGGACGTAGTGTTAATACTGACGGTTGGTGTGTGAGAAGGTTTGCTTTTAATAAACTTTCAAATTACCACCGAACTTGATAGCAAACTTTATTATACACAGTACGGTTTATTTGGTCTAATTTTTTATTTTGGGATATTTATATATAGATTAAACTATTTAAGAATATGGAACTAAGAAAATTTATAGCAACCACGATTAGAGAATATCTTAACGAAAACAAGTATTTAGACCCAACATATAGAAAAATGATGGATATATATGATGTACCTGTTGATTTTATGTGGCAATATCGTGAGTTTGATAGATGTGGTGATGATAATTTATATGGTGATGAATATATTGAAAAATTAACCATTGATATAAAAGAAAATGGAATTAAAATACCAATAAAATTACAAATTAATAGTGGTAAGGGTTTAATTGTTGAAGGAAATCATCGATTATGTATTGCAATTAAATTAGGTTTAAAAACAATTCCCGTACAAGTTGTTTATAGTAGTTTTGGTTCAATAAATAAACATAGAGCAAAACCTATAAATTATAGTTCAGATAAATGGAGAATTGGGATATGGGATTAATCGAAGCACTTCCTTAGTATTTGTGCTAACGTGTTTGGCTATGCGTAGTTGCGTTGAGTAGAAAAATAATTTAGTAAATAAATACAGAATGAAAACAGTAGAAGAAAAAATAAACCTTATCATTAAATGGTTAAACTACCCAGATAGAGGAAATGTAGGTATGTCTATAAACGAATTAGAAAAACTAAAAGAGCAATTACGTATAGCTGATGTTATGTGTTGTTCTTTTTGCAAGGAAAAAATAAAGTTTGGCGAACACGAGTATATGCACCGAGAAGGTTGCGGATGTATGGACGAACCACCACAAACAATAGTGGACTTTGAGCGATTAGATACTGGACACACAGTTACTAATGGTTATCCGCTAGAATAACACATAACGTACCTGTATAAAAAAACATTAAAACGATTTTTTATACAGGTACGTTATTTTTAGTTTTCTTTTCGAGCGATGGTAAATTGCGTAGCAAAACCTAACGAAATGTTAAAGTTTAAGTATAAACTGAAAATAAATGCAAAAACATTAGGTTAGTGTTAAGTATATGCTTATATTTGTAGTGTTGAAAGTAATCAACGAAACTAAAACAAACATTATGACAACTGACAACTTATAACGAAAACGGAATTGAAATTACAGAAACACAATTAGAAAACAAATTAGATTCTTTAATGAATGATGAAGTAACTGTTAAAACAACTAAAGAGACTAACGTTACTGGAAGAATGGAAAGTGAAACTATTTATACTGTTGAATGTGGTTTAGAAACTGCTTTAGTAACTATTGATTCTAATGATATTTATAAAGATTACGTTGTAAGTATTTTTGATAATAGATTTAACTATGAAAATAAAATAGTGGAATTTACAAATAAGTTAGAAGCTAAAAAATACGCTTTTTCTACTTATAAAAAAATGGTTTCTAACTATCAAAAAAGAGCCAATATGTTGAATACAGAATGGAAAAAACAGAATTAAACACAGACAAGGCATTACATATAGGTGGTGTTATGTGCAGTGTTTGTCAAGGTTATGGATATACTATTGAAATAGAGGCTAATTGTTGCGGAAATTATAAAAATTACGGATGTTGTGGTGTGCCTGAACCTGTACAAGTACAAGTTGAATGTAAATGCGATAGAGGATTTGTGCCACATTGCACATAACGTTGAGTGTAAAAAATCGTTTTAATGTTTTTTACATATTGTTGTATGCAGTACGGATTAATAGAGCAAAACTAAAATATATGATTAGATTTAATAAAGAAATACAAGGTACAAGGGAAAGCGACCATTACGCTACACCTAAAAAGTTTTATCAAAAATTACGGAAATGATACACGAGCTTAAAACTTGGAACGAATACTTTGAAGAAGTGTTTATGGGTCACAAAACCTTTGAGGTTAGAAAAAATGACCGAGACTTTAAAAAAGGTGATACGCTCATATTAAAAGAATGGGATAACTTTAGAGAAACCTTTACTGGCAGAAAATTAGCGAGGAATGTAACCTACGTTTTTGAAGGTGGTTCTTTTGGATTAGAAAAAGGTTTTGTTGTAATGGCAATACAGTAGTAATTTTTATTGCGTACAA